TCAGTTCATCGCGGGGTCGGGTGGGAAGTGGGCCACGGCCGCCAGGATGTCGCCCTGGCGGCGCAGGACCATCGCCCACAGGTCGTCCGGGCGGTTGATGAACGGGTCGCCCGGGAGGGCGTCGAGCAGGAACCACGAGCCTGAGGCGATCTCCTCCTCCAGCTGGCCCGCGGACCAGCCGGAGTAGCCGGCGAAGACGCGGACGCCGGCCACGCTGTCGCGCAGGCGCTCGGGGTCGGTGGAGAGGTCGACCGTGCCCAGGGCGCCGGACACCTGATGGAAGCCGGACACCCTCTTTTTCACCTCGGGGCGGGTGCGGGCCAGGCAGATCGCCGACTCGGGCTGCACAGGGCCGCCCTCGAACAGGACCGCCGGGTCGCCCGCCAGCTCGCCCCAGGTGCCCAGCACGTCGGAGACGGGCACCTCCGTCGCGCGGTTGAGGACCACGCCCAGGGCGCCGCCCGTCTCGTGGGCCACGAGCAGCACGACCGTACGGTCGAAATTAGGGTCTTTGAGAGTGGGTGTCGCCACGAGGAGCCGGCCGGTCATGGACTCCATCGACCGGCCTCCGATCCGCTGACCCTCGCTATACACGGGCAGTCCGCAGCGTCACGCACAACGCTTCCACCAACGCCATGAACGCACATTACTTCGGGGTGACCGTTCGTACTACCGATCACGCACCCCGCCCGCGTGACAACCGTCCGATCAGCCATCCGATGACGGCCGCCCCGACCGGCCCCGGCCGAACGGCCAGGGTGCCCCGAGCTCGCCGCGGCCGCACCACCTGAACGGCCCACCGCTCTTAATCCGAGCGCGAAGAGCTGCCGTTTCGTCGATCGCTTCCGGGGTCGCGACCGGAAACGATCGAGCCAGAACGAAGGAGGGCCCCGACGCTGGCACGCCGGAGCCCGGACCGCAGAGAGGACCTGCGACCCATGAGCACCGTAACCACCCGCAAGACCGTTGAGGACTACGCAGCCGAGCTGCGCCTAATCGCGGCCGGAGACGACTCGTACGAGGGCTTCCTGCACGTCGAGGTCTGCGCCATGGACAAGGTCCAGTTCGCCGCAGACCCGCAGGGCGACGCCGACTCCGACCGGCTCGCCGAGATCCGCAACATCATCGCCGCGCTCCGGCTGGTGCGCCGCGAGCGCAAGGCCCGCCGGGATGCGGCCAAGGCGGCTGCGGCGGTCGGCCGATGAGCGACAACCAGGACATGATCGACGAGTACCTGGAGCACCTGCGCCGGGCCGGCAAGCAGGACTCCACGCTCGACTCGCGTCGCGACCTGCTGACCCGACTCGACCGGGAGATGGAGTACGGCATCGGGCAGGTCACCGAGGACGAGCTGAAGGCGTGGCTCTACCGGGACGAGTGGTCGCAGAACACGAAGTTCGCCTACTACTCCGGGCTGAAGGACTTCTACGGCTGGGCGGCCGACCCGCGCGACCCGTGGATCACGGCGAACCCGATGGTCAACCTTGAGCCGGTGTCGGCGGTCAAGGGCGTGGCCCGGCCGTGCACGGACGAGCAGCTGCGGATCATCCTCACCCGGGCGCGGGAGCCGTACCGGACGTGGGCGACGATCGCCGCCTACCAGGGTCTGCGGTGCATCGAGATCAGCCGCCTCGACCGGGAGCACGTCACCGAGAAGCAGCTGTTCGTCGTCAAGGGCAAGGGCGGCAAGCCGCGGGTGCACGACACCGACGAGGCGGTGTGGGCGATCCTGAAGGATCGGCCGGCCGGGCCGATCGCCCGCCACCAGCAGCGCGGCGACAGGGTGTCCGCGCAGTACGTCAGCTCGATGGCGTCGACGTACTTCCGGCGCCAGCTCGGGGTGCCGGTGTCGATGCACCAGCTGCGGCACTGGCTCGGGGTGAACGCTCAGGCCCGGTACAAGGACATCGCGGTGACGAAGGCGATGCTGGGCCACTCGTCGCTGACCTCGACGCAGATCTACGTCGACGCCAGCGACGAGCAGCAGCGGGCGGCGCGGGCTACCTTGCCGCGGTTCGCCGAATGACGCGGGTCCGCTCGGTACGCGATTTCGGCTGACGCGCGGTCGCGCCGGCCGGGCGGTCGGGCTCGGGCACGGCGGCGGCAACCGCTGGCTCGGCATGGGAGACGTACTCAACGCGAGGAGTGCGGTTGGGGTCGAGGTGCTGGGGGTCGGCGACGACCAGGACCTCGGCCCGGCCGTCTGCGAGCATCTCCATGGCGGCTCGCCAGTCGTCGCGGACGACACCGATCATGTTGTATCCGCGGCTGAGGCAGTAGCGGATGCAGCGATCGGCGTCGGGTAGCAGGTGGCCTGACAGCACGAAGACGATCGCTTCTACGGGTTTCATGAGAGCCCTTCCCCTAGGCGCTGATGATCTGTGAAACAGGCTCACGATCCTGCTCCCATCGACCCTGGCACACCTCCCCGTAACGGCTTGATCACGCACGGGCGCCACGCTTGGGTAGGCGCATCCGGGTAGACCTAGGTCGGCCGATCGGTCAGACCGATCCCTAATACTTGAATCTTTCAATACCTTCTGGCATGGTGCGCGCGACTAGAGCGGCCTGACGCACTGCGGTATCCCGCACTGCGCAACTCCATAGCTTCGGGAGCCATGACCCGGATCCCCTTGATGGCCATCGGGGAGATCCGTGGCCGCCTGGGCGTCGGCGAGACCCGGGCACGCGTGATCGTCAAGCGGCCCGGCTTCCCCGAGCCGGTCTGGGAGCTGAGCACCGGACGCGTCTGGCTCGCGGATGAGGTCGAGGCGTGGATCGCCGCGAACCGGCCAGATGTCGCCGAGCCGGCCGAGGGCGACGCCGGCCAGTAGACGCAGGCGGGCCGCCCTGGGCGGGGATCACCCCAGAGCGGCCCGTTCCCCCGGCCCTCCCGGTGAAGTCAGTACGGCAGCGGCCTGATCGAGCGCGGGGCACGCCATTGCCTCGGCGGCGGCGTGGCCCGGATTCCGGCGGTCAGCCCGGCCTCGTCGGGCGCGTACACCTCGCGCTCCTCGTCGAGGTCCAGGCGCCGGACCGCCCAGAAGCACGCGGGCCGTTCGAAGTCGGGGCAGGTGTTCTCCCGCAGCCACATGACCCGCCAGTCGGGATGCTCGGCCTCCAGCCGCTCGCAGGCCCTGAGGGTGCCGTCCGGCCAGTGCCAGCGTTCGGCGAGTAGCGCTCGGTTGCGGCAGAACAGTTGGTAGCTGGGCCACCAGAGGCCGTTGCGTGAGACCAGGTCGTCGTTCATCGCGACCACGCCAGGAACCGCTCGTGGGCCTCGCCGAACGCGCCGGTCTGGTGCTCCAACAGGAACTCCTCCAGGTAGCCCCACAGGAACATGGCGAGCTGGATTGGGTCGGGCATCGCGAGGGGCACTTCGACCCGGGCCACCTCGCATGGCCATGGCTCGGTGCAGGCGATGCAGTTCCAGCCGGGCCGGTTCGGCAGGTGCCGGATGAGGTTCGGTTGCCGGTCGACGACGTCCATGCTGTGCCCCTTCCCACGACGGATGGGCGGAGGGGCGGGGGATCCAGGTCGTGCTGGGCCCGCCACCTCCTGAGTCGATGAGGCTACACCCAGCAACCACACCTGTGGACAGCATCAGTAAACGTCACATCTCAACCACAGCTGTCCATAGCGTGACGACATGGCCGTGCGGGGGAAGAAGCTCTACACGATCGGGGACATCGCCGAGATGCTCGGCGGGGTGACCCGGCAGTACGCCGACCGCATCGTCAACGACCGGCGGCGCGGCTTCCCCGAGCCGTTCGACGAGCTGCGCAGCGGCAAGGTCTGGCTCATCGAGGACGTCGACGCGTGGTTCGCCCGGCAGCCGAAGATCGCCGAGGACCCTGAGGGCGAGGCGTAGGCTGTCCACAGGCGGGCCGGCGGCGCCTTCCGGGGCTAGATCCCCGGTGAAGGGGTTTACAACTCCCAGCCGCAGACGCGAAAAGAGCCCCCTCCGACCCGAAGGTCAGAGGGGGCTCTCGCGTTATCCACAGGCCGGAGCGGGATGTCGGTGGGTCGGTCTACCGTGAGGGCATGCAGGCACTGGGCACCCGGCACGTTCCGCCGGACACCACGCTCGAAGAGCGCATGAAGGCTCGGCTGCACGACGAGCTCGACCGGGAGGCGGGCGCCGGCCGCGGCGTCGTCACCGATCGCGGGTTGGGTTTGTTCGACGAGACCGGCGCCGACGGCACGTGCATCCTGACCGTCGACGACGTGGTGCGGATCTGCGCTCAGGAGGCCCGTCGCTGGTTCTAGCGGTCCGCCCGCGCCTGCTCGCGGTGGGCGTGCATGGTGTCCCGGTCCCGTGCGGCCTGCTGTTCGGCCTAGATGCGGGCGGAGACGCGCGGCTCGCGGTAGATCTCCCGCGTCGCCTGCGCCTGGCGGTCCGCGTCGTGCGGCGGCCGGTCGGTCATTCGTTCGGCCAGTCGTACGGCTCGAAGTGCCCGTCGCAGTGCCGGGTGCCGGGGTGTCCACTCGGCCCGGTGACCGGCGTGTTGCAGACCATCTTGGTGCCGTCGGGGGCGGTGTGCTTCTCGCCGCACGGCTGACTGTCGAGCCACCGGAAGTGCCGGGCGGTGTTCCACAAGATCGCTTCGAGCTGGTCGGAGATCCCGAACCGCTCCTTCTGGATGGCCAGCGACTTCACGAGGCTGCCGTCGGCGTGCCGCTCGGTCGCGGCGCGCCAGTCGGCCAGCATCTCGATCAGGTCGACCAGCGTCATCCCGTTCACCCCATCGGCGAAGTGCTCCGGGTGGTGCCGGTTACTTGCGTAGTGATGGTCGAGGCCAACCTTCATCGAGGCGAGGAAGCCCTTGTACTCCTCGGACCCGTACGTCGAGTCCTTGAGCTTCGGGGTGAACTCGTTGAAGACGGCCAGCTCGGGGTCCTCGGTCTTGCTCCGGTCGTGCCGGACGGACCGGTCGACCAGCTCCTTGACCGGCTGACCCATCAGCTCGCCGACGCGCAGCGAGTGCTTCAGGGTGTCGGCCGTACTGTCGTAGTCGGTCACTCGCGGACCGCGCTCGGGCTGTTCGGCTCGCCGATGCCGGAGGTCACCAGCGAGGTGAGCACCGACAGGACAGCCGCGCCTGCCGCGACGCCACCGGCCAGCTTGAGGTCGACGGACAGGACGTTGAACGCGCCGTCGAGGGCCCACAGGCCGATGAGCGCCTGCGCGCTGGACTTCACGGCGCGCTCAGCAGTCTCGCGCCAGAACCGGGCAGTGAACATGATGACCTCCACGATGGGCAGGATGGGGTGATGGAGCGGGTCGACCTGGCGCACGTACACGGCACCGACCGGCAACGGCACTGGGTTCGCGGCGGGGCGCAGACGTGGGACCGGACGTCGGTGACGTTCGGGAAGCTCGCTGACGGCCGCTGGTTCGCGGTCCGGCTCGGGCACGGCGCGCACGGCGACACCGACGCCTACGTGTACGGCGCCGACGACCAGGGGCACCTGCTCGCGCTGCGGCTGGCGTACTCGTGGATGCGCGAGGGCGAGTGGCGGCCGGAGCCGGCGGCGTACGGCAGCGACGGCCAGCCGATCGACGACGGGCTGCCGTGGGTGAAGCGCGGCGGAAGCTGGTTCCTCGATAAGGGGTAGACATGTCTACCGCCGCGCGGTAGTGTTGTCTACATGGAGAACAGCGAAGAGGTCGCCAAGATCGCAGCCGAGGCATTCAAGACTCAGGGCGTCCGGGTGTCCCGGGTGAACGGCAGCCCGAACGACCGGTTCGCCTTCTTTAACATCGAGACCCCGGACGGGCAGACCTATCGCATTCAGATCGAGGAGACCTGGTGACCAAGAACGAGACCACCCTGGCCGAGCTGGGCGCCCGCCGCGCCGCCCTGCGGGCCGAACTGAAGGACCTCATGGAGCGCATCGAGGTCAAGATTCGCGAGGACATGGCGGCTGGCAAGAGCGAGCGCCAGGCGGCGACCGAGGCGCAGGTTGACCGGATGTACGTGCGCAAGCTGCTGGGCAAGTAGGCCGCCCAAAGAATCTTGCTCTTTCTGGTAGACAACACTACCGCTTGCGGTAGACTAGTCTACATAAGGGAGAGCGAGAGAGGGGCAACAAAATGGAGATCCGCGAGGCGTACGACATCATCCGAGCCCACAACGGCAGCGACTGGGTCAGCATCGAGACCCTCCACGCCATGATCGGCGGCAGCTTCCGGGAGCTGGCCGACAAGATCCGCCAGCTGGTCGACACCGACGAGCACTTCCGGGCCGAGCCCCAGCCCTTCGGCCACCGGATCACCGAGCAGTCCCGCCGCTACGCGGTCAAGATCGGCGGCGAGGACCGGCACCTGATCGCCTGGTACTGAGGGAGCGGGGCCCCGGAAGGGGCCCGTCCTCCTTGATCCAGGTAACCGCTTTCCCCGCGATCGTATTGATGCGTTTCATTCGGGGCATCGGAGCCCGTGCCGGAGCTCGGCGATCGACGCCTGAAGGTTTCGCCCCGCCGCCGTCGACGCCGGCGTCTCCCGGTACGCGTCGTCCATCGTCACCACCACCGCGCACAGCGCCCGGGTGATCTGCGCCTGCTGATCGGCCGCCCGCGCTGACGAGATCTTCACCGCCGCGACCACCGCCAAGATCGGCGAGACGAAGCCGACGACCACCCACACCAGCACCACATACACCGGCAGCCGCACGCTCCGGTAGGCGCGGCCGCTCACCCGCTCACGCCCCGGACGACGAGGACGACGGCGACGAGGGCGACGGATCCGCCGGAGGCGGCTCCGACGGTCCAGGCGTACCAGCGCGGGACCGGACCGCGTCGACCACCGACCGCGCCCCCAGCGCCACCCCGGGCACCCCGACCACCGAGCCGGCCAGCACCAGCACCGACTCCCGGATCTCCGGCCGCGTCACCTCTAGAAAGATCAGGAGCCAGCCGCCGGCGAAGGACAGGATGTCCCGCGCCAGCGTCCAGGCTCCAGGCAGTGATGGCCTGTCCTGTGTGCTCACTCATGATCCGCGATCACGCCGCGAGCCGCTGCGCGAGCTCGTCGGCCACCTGCCGCGCCTGCTCCCTCGGCAGCGCCTCCGCCACCGCGGCCGCGAGCGCCTTCGGGTCGAAGCCGGCCAGCACCGCCTTGACGATCGCGGCCTCGTCGACGAAGTCCTTGCCGGCCAGCTCGGCGACGCGCACGGCCAGCGCGGGCAACTGCGTATTGGCGATCCCGCCGGCGCGGACGTTCGCCGTGACCAGCGCGCCCTGGGCGGACTGGCTGGCAGTGCCGGTCGCCGAGCCGATGTTGTACGCCCAGATGCGCTTGATGTCGTCGTCGGTGAGCGCCACGAGATCCTCCAGGTGCCAGCTAGCGGTGGACGCCTCGAGCGCCGGGGCGTCCGAGGCGGAGAAGTGGGTGTGCTTGTCGTGCGCGTTCGATCCGCTGTAGGACCGCTCCCGCCAGCTGTAGGCGGCCGACCAGATCCGGCGGTTCGAGATGATGTAGGTCAGGCGCCGTTCGAGGCCTCGGCGGCAGCGGTCGACGAGGAACTGGACCACGTCCTCCATGACCAGGCCGGGCTGCCGCAGGTCGACGTCGACGTCGATGGCGTGGACCAGGCCGCGGCGGTCGGGGTTGTGGTCGGAGTCGCGGGCCGCGTGTGCGGCGTCGCCTTTCGAGCCGTCGCTCTCCCGGTCGCGGTTCGGCGCGATGCCGTTGAACTCGGAGCGCAGCTTGACCAGGCACGGCACCAGGCTCCAGTCGGCCATGACGTCCTCCTACTGTCGTTGCAGGGTGATCCGAGAACCGGCCTTGATCGTGACCACGTCGACCGAGCTGGTGACCTGCGCGAACTGGCAGCGGAACGTGCCAGCGGTCGCGCTCACGATCAGCTCGCCCTTCACGTACAGAGACCGCTCGGCCGTGCCGGCGCCGCGCCCGTTGTCACCGGTCGTGGCGATGCTCGTGTCGATCGTGTCCTGAACGACCGTCGACGCGGACGGCGCACCCCAGTCACTACGGGCGAAGGTCGCGCCGGCCGGGTAGGTGTAGTTGATCCGCAGGTCAGGCGTGTTCGACGCGGCCGTGTAGCGGATCCATGCCTCGAGGTAATACGTGGTGTTGGCCTCGACGGACAGCAGCAGCTCGTTGTCGTTCTGCAGCGCGATGGTGCTGGCGGGCAGGGCCTGGTCGGCGCCCTTTCGGACGGTCCGCAACATCGAGTTGAGGTCGTCCGCCATGATCGGCTGACCGGCGAAAACCGTCACAGAGCCCACCGTCCTGGGGTCGCGATGTGGATTTCAGCGCCCGCCGTGAGCGCCTTGCTGACGCCGTTCACGCTGCGGGTGACCGTGGCCGTCTGCTCCCACGCCCCGGACACCAGCGCCGCCGCGGCCATGTTCGTCACGGTCATCCGCTCGCCGGCGATCAGCACGTCGTACGGCTCGTGAGTCGTGGACCACTGAACGTCCAAGTTGGTGGTGCGGAACACCAGCGACGTCGCCCCGGCGGCCACCCCGGTCTTCAGGGTGGTGGTCGCCGAGTCGTAGCGGGACACGCCGTCGTCGTACGCGCCGACCCGCCACGCCTCCGCAGGGGAGCACACCAGCGTCACGTCCCACGCGAACGTCGACAGCCGCTCGGTCCAGCCCTCGACGATCAGGTCCAGGGCGCCGCCGGCCACCGCCGACGGCGGGTTCGCGATGGTGATCCGGGAGCCGATCCGGACTTTGCACCAGGCTGCGATCAGCGACGGGTTGCGGTGCAGCTTCAGCTCGATGCGCGGCCAGCGCAGCTCCGACAGGGTGCCAAGGTGCAGCCGCCAGTAGGCGTGCTGCTCGAGCACCGCGTCGTACTGGACGTTGACGGTCAGCTCGTCCTCGTACGTGCCGGACACGGCGATGCTGGCCGCGTCCTGCGCTGCGGGTGCGCTGGAGCCGTCGGTGCGGGACAGCCGGATCGAGTTGCGCAACTGCTGGTCGTCGTCGGTCGGCTCGGGCGGCGCCGCGATGTGCCCGCTGGCGAAGTCGAGGGCCATCGCCGGGGTGGTGTTCGCGGTGATGTAGCGGGCCGTGCGGGGCAGGTAGCCTAGGCCGGCGCCGCGTTCGAATAGCACACCCTGGTCGGCGTCCTCGCACTCGCGCAGCAGATCCAGGACGGTGGCCGACTTCTGCGCGCCCATCGACTCCGAGGCGCCCGGGGTGATGGCCATCGGGATTCCCGCCTCTGCGGCGAGGCGGGCGATGCGGTCCGACGCGAGTTCGCCGGCGTAGCCGTTCGCGACCGCCAAAAACGTCGTGTCGACGAACGGGAGAGCGTTGCTGCCGAGCCAGACGTGGCAGAGGCTGGTGTCGTCGACCGGGGCGGTGGCCGCCCAGCCCCAGATGGTGTCAGCCGTCCCGGCATAGCTGCCGTTGATCGCGGTAAACACTCCGGAACCGACCTGGTGGAAGATCAGCGCCCAGTTCGTGTTCCCGCCGACTTCCTCGGTCTCCAGCTGCAGGGCGAACCACTTGGTGTAGTCCAAGCCGTGGACGGCTGCGGTGGACACGACCAGGGCGCCGGTGTCGTCGGCGCCGGCCAGGCCGATCGTGGTCGGTGTGGCGGTGAGCTGCCACAGCCGGACCCGGCCGGTCGTCGAGAAGCGGATCAGGTTCTGGGAGCTGGCCGGGACCGAGCCGAACCTGAAGAACGCCATGCCCGCATACCCGGTGGCCGTCGCGATCGGGGTACGGATCTTCGCGGTGATGCGGCTGGTGACCGCCGTCGACAGGGTCACCGACGCGGCACTGCCCGGCGGGGCCTCGCTGGAGCCGAACTCCACACCGGTCTGTATCGCCCGGTCCGTGTTCGGTGTGGTCGCGGCGCCGGAGGTCGCACCCGACCCGTCCTCGAGCGGCCAGTAGCCGTGTGGGCTCAGGGCGGACAGCTGCCGGTAGAGCGGCGAGCGCAGCGCCGACTGGCCCTGGCTGAGCCGGCGCAGGATGCCGTTGCCGGTGATCGGGGCGGTGACGTTGGTGGCGGTCATGTCCCAGCGGACCGGCCACTCCGGCACCGGGGTGCTCGCGCGGATCACCGACATGGTGACGTCGTCGATCGTCGCGGTCAGGGTGCCGACGTTGGTGTTCCCCGAGATCCGCCACTCGAGCAGGCCGGTCGCCTGGCCAGTCAGTACCGCGTCGCTGACTTGGGCCGTCCACGCAGTCGGCTCGTTGGTGCCGTCGAGCCAGACCTTGATGCGCAGCAGCGGCCCGATCGCCTGCACCCTGGTGCGGATTTTCGTACCGGCCGAGTAGGCGAGCCCGGTCGAGATCAGCCCGGACAGGTCGGTTCCCGAGCCATTCACCGACCGTACGATCTTGCAGGCGATGGTGCCGGCCGTGGTGAATTCGGTGTGGAGCCGGTAGTAGTTGCCGGTGTCGACCCAGCGGACGAGGGTGCCATGGACCCAGGCCGCACCGGTGGTCACGGCGGATAGCGACGCCACCGAGGTCACGTCGACGTCGTCGGCGGCCGCGCCCGGCAGGATCGATTGGGTGGCCTGGTTCGCGGCGGTGAGCCCGACGATCGCGGCGGACCCGTTCGTCGATTGCAGCGAGGCGGACTGGGGAGCGGTCCACGTCAGCCCCGAGTCGGGGTCGGTGCCGAAGCCGTTCGACGTGGTGCGGGTGAACGTGTCGGCGATGCGCCGGACCCGCACCTGGATCGGGGTGCCCTTCGCCAGCTGCCCGTACCAGGTCCCGGCCGGATTCCGCGGCGAGTACTTCCCGGTGCGGTTGTCGAGCGTCAAGCCGACCTGGGTGGCGTCGACCTTGCTGGTCTCGTCCTGGCGGCCGACGACGATCTCGACGCCGTCGGCCTCGCGGACGTCGCCGCTGATCTCCGACCACGCCCAGGTCGTCGGGTCGGCCGGGTTGTTGCCCGGCGCCGCCCACACGGTGATCGGCAGCGGGGTCTGCGGGAACGCCACGGCGCCTCCCTCAGGCCTTCTGCATCGTGACCCGGGCGGTCGCCGCCGCCGACGGGTGATCGCGCAGGAACTTGAGGAAGAAACGGCCGAACTCGGTGTCGGCGCCGCGCAGGTCGATCGTCAGCACACCGCCGCCACCGCCGCGGCCGCGTTCGTACTTCGTGACCTTGGCGGCCGGAGTGACCGTCTCACCTTTGTGGATGACCGCCATGCCGGAGCGCTGGACGTGGCCGCCGACGTCGAGGTAGGGGATGTTCGGCACGCCGATGGTGCCACCGCCGAAGGACTTGCCGAACACGGAGAAGCTGGGGATCTTGAAGGAGATCGAGTTCCACTTCGAGATCACCCAGTTGATCGCGCTCTTGAAGCCGTTCTTCATCCCGTCCCACATCGAGCCGAGCTTCGACGACAACTTCCCAGCGATGATCACGACTCCCTTGTGGAAGTCGCTGATCTTGCCCTTGATCCAGTTCCAGGCGGCGCCGGCGGCGTTGCGGACCACGTTCCAGGCGCCGACGTAGACCTTGATGTAGAAGCCGGCGATCATCTTCAGGAAGTTCCACACGGCCGACGCGGCCGCCTTGATGCCGTTCCACGCGATGATCGCCGCCGTCTTGATCAGGTTCCAGGCGACCTTCCATGCGCGCTGGAACCAGTCAGTCTTGGTAGCGATCAACACAATCACGGCGATCAAGGCGACGATGCCCGCGATGATCCAGGTGATCGGGTTGGCCCACATCGCCAGGTTCAGCACCCACTGCACTGCGGCCCAGATCTTGGTGGCCGTCTGGATGGCGGCCATCTTCACCAGGTAGGCGGCGATCTGCGCCGTCGCTCGGGCGAAGTTCGCCGCGACCATGGCGCCGTTCGCGATCCACTGCGCGGCCGCCCACGCCTTCGTGGCCACCGACACCGCGGTCACCTTGATGACGTAGAGGGCGACCTGGGCCGCCGCGCGGGCGAAGTTCGCGGCGACGAGGGCCGCCTTGAGCGCCCACTGGGCCACCGCCCACGCCTTCGTGGCGACGCCGGCCACGACCACGTACGCGCGGTACGCCTTCACCGCCGCCGAGTACGCCACCCAGCCGGCGACCAGCGCGGTCAGCACACCCGGTGGGAGCGCGGCGATCACCGCGGCGAGGCCCTTCGCGATCGCGAGTGAGATCGGCGCCAGCGGGGCGACCGCCTGGGCGATGTGCCCACCCGTCGACGCGATGTCGCCGAGGATGGTCACCAGCTGCGGGCCCTGGGCCGTCGCGTACGCCACGAACGCCTGCAGGCCGCCGCCCTCGGTTTGCGCCGACCAGGCCGCCCACTTCGCCGTCACCTCGTTCAGCCACGACAAGATGCCCTGGCCGGTCGGCGCGAAGCCCTTGAAGACGTTGTACAGCGTCACACCGAGGTTCTTGATGATCCCGCCGAGGTTGTTCAGCGCCATCCCCGCATTGCCGGTCAGCCAGCCGATGAACCGCTTCAGGCCGCCGCCGTCGGATGCGTCCTGCAACGCCCTGACGAGCCGCTTGGCCGCGTCGGCGCCGACGTTGAACAGCGGTTGGAGCAGGCCCACGTTGCGGGTGATCAGGTTGAAGCCCTTGGTCATCACCGAGTAGACGGCTGGCTTGTTCTTGTCGACGAAGCCCTGCCAGGCGTCCTTCATCCGGTCGTACGCCATGGTGGCGCCGCGGACCGTCGGCGGCAGAAGGTTGTAGCGAGCCATCAGCTCGTTGACCTTCTTGATCTTCTGGGCCTCGAGCTTGCCGGCGTCGCCGATGCCGGTCGCGTTGGCGACCCGGATCTGCTCGTTCAGCAGGGTGATCTTGTCGCGCAGGTCCTGGCTCTTGTCCGAGGCCTCCTTCATCTCGGAGAAGGCGCTCTTGAAGACGCCGCCGAAGACCGCGCCGGCGGCGCCCGCGCCCATCAGGGCGCCGGCGAGACCGGCGACGGCGGAGGTGGCGCCGGCCAGCACCGGCATGAGGGCCGGGCCAAAGACCTGGGCGATGCCGGTACCGGACTCCGCAGCGGACCGGTGGATCTGCCGGAAGACGCGGCTGGCCCGGTCGCGGGCGAGGACGTTGAAAACCACGGAGGTGTCGCTCACGGCACCCCCCTCAGTCGCTCGGCTTGTTCATGTCGTCGACGAACGCGATCAGCTGCTCGGCCTCGTTGAAGGTGAGCAGGTCGTGCTCCCACGGCCGGATATGGCAGAAGTGGGCGAGCAGCCCAGCGCGCTGTTTCAGCCGGCGGCCTTGGGCTTCGAGGCTTTTCCCGGGTCGGCTGCCTCGGCCGCCTCGATCTCGGCGAGGTCGGCGCGCAACGAGGCCAGGGCCATCTCGCGCTGGTCGGCGGGCAACGCTGACGCCCGGGCCTCGGTCTGCTTCAGGATCTCCCGCAGTTCCTCGGCCTCGTACGAAACCGTGAGCTCCTTCTTCTTGAAGTCGGGGAGGTCCTCGAACTTCAGCAGCGGGTGCTCGGAACGCATGCAGTGCCACAGCGCGACCGCGCGAGCGTCGATGTCACCCTGTTGGACCTCCGCCTCGAAGACGTCGTACGGCTTGCCGTACACCTTCTGCAGCTGCGAGCACACCGTGCGGGGCAGGTCGCCCGGCCGGAAGATCCAGCTCTGCTCGGTGCCGTCGGCGGGCTTGTAGGTGAGTCGCACGTCAGACCTTCCTGGTGATACGTCGGGCCGCCTCGTTCATGGCGGTCAAGACAGCAGCTCGGTAGCGGGGGCGCCCGCGGCGCATGGGGTCGTCGAACCAGCCGGGCTGGCCGATCTGCTGCACCCATTTCTCGGTGTTGCCGTGGACGGGGTGCCGCCAGCCCTTGCGCCGGTTGGTGCGGCGGGCGGCCAGCTCGAAGCCTCTCGGCATGCCCTTTTTCGTGACCCGCACCCGTGCACCCGGGGCGCGGCCGGAGAGCCTGGCCTGGGCCTTGATGCGGCGGCTGATCGCCTGCCGCAGAGGCTGGCCCTCGACCGGCAGGCCCATCGACGGCATGCCCATGATCCCGGCCCGGGCCTCGATCACCGCGGGCTCGAGGGCCTTGCGGATGCTCTTGCCGAGATCGCGGGCCAGCGCCTTGCCGTCTTCCTCATCGCGCAGCGCCCGGGCGACCTTCTTGAGCGCCTGCCCGTCGGTCTCGACGCCGATCACGGTCAGGCCGTCGCGCGGACCAGCGCACCGGAGCCGGGGAAGGTGACGTCAAGCTCAGCGACGTCACCGACGGAGCCGTTGATCGGCGTCCACTCCTTGATCAAGATCGAGCCGGTGTACTTCGGGTTGCTCGTGCCCACGACCGCGTTCGAGAGCCGGGTCTCGAAGGTGACCACGGTGAACAGCAGCGCGAACATGATCGAGTCGATCGCGGCCGCCGCGACGTCCTGCTTGAAACCCAGCCCGAGTTCGAAGCTGCGCAGGCCGGCCAGACGCTCGTTCCAGCCGCCCGACGCGAACGTGGTGACGTCCTGGTCCTCGCACTCCGCTTTCAGCTCGATCTTCGAGCAGTAGGCGCTGAGGTCGCCCGCGTTGATGGCGATGTAGCTGTTGAGCAGCACGCTCTTGGCCATGGGGATGTCCTTCCGGGCACGCCAACGAGCCCGCCGTGGGGACGACGGGCTCGGTGATCAGGGATTGGGGACGGGCGGAGGCCCGGGAACTCAGGGAGCCGCGATGCCGAACGCGGTGGTGAACAGGAACGACGGCGCGGTGCCGGTGATCGTCCAGGCGGCCCGCCACCAGGTGTCGGTGATCGGGCCGGGCACCCGGATCAGCTGCGACGTCAGACCGGTCGCCGCGGTGAACGTCGCCTGCGTGGTCGGCGAGGCGAAGCCGTTCGCGTCGTCGGACTCGACCCGCACTGTCAGCGACGGCGTGGTGCCGGCCACCGACTGGACGTGCGAGGCGATGTAGAGCGACTGGCCGGCCGCGATCGCAGGGAGCTGGATGGCGGTGCCGGAGCCGTTCGCGGTGCGGGCCGTGCCGGGCGGGTGGGCGATGACGCCGCGGACCAGCGGGGTGCTGCCCTTGCCGTCGGCCGTCCACGGGGCGACGTCACCGACGGAGCCGCCGAGCTCGTAGCTCGTGCGCAGCGTGCCGGTCAGGTAGGCGAGCGCTCCGACCGCGGCGCCGGCCGGGCAGATCGTCCAGGGGGTGATCGTGCCGAGGTCGCCGAAGGAGACGTTGTCGACGCGGCTGTTGTCGAGGGCCTCCCACTGGCCCTCGGCGTTGAGCTCGCACGAGCGCAGGCCGGCCAGGACCTCGGTCCACACGTCGCCGGTCGGGACGAAGGCGGTGGTGTCCTGCGTCTCGGCTTCGGCCTTGACCTCGACCTTGTTGTTCACGGTGGTCAGGTCGGCCGACCCGGTGAACAGGCGGACGTTCTGCAGCACGAACTTCGGCACGGTCAGTCTCCGATCACGCGCACGAGCACGTCGGCGCCGTAGTAGTTCGCGTCCTCGCCGCCGTACGACAACATGCGGTAGCCGTCGATGCGCTGCACCCACACGTCGTGGGCGACGCCGCCCAGGGCCAGCTGGCCGGGCTCGCCGCGGGCCGCGATCAGCGCCTGCCGGATCGAGTAGGGGCCGTCCTTGGAGATGAGCTTGTCGAGCAGCCGCTGACCGGCGTCGTCGTCGGCGGCGGAGGTGAGCACCGCGCAGGTGATGTCGAGGGTCTCCAGGCCGGGCCCGTTGCCCTGGCCGAACGTGCCGAGCGGGTCGACCGCGACCTGGCCGCACGTGAACGCCGGGACGTTCGGCGCGGCCGGCGAGTGCGAGTAGCACGACAGCTTTCCAGCCCGCGGGATGTCGATGCCGGCGGCCCGGACGGCGTCGGCCAGGGCCTTCTTGACGACGGAGATCTCCACTACTTCGCCGCCGGATCGGCTTCCGTGGGCGCCTGCCGGACCGGGCCGACACCGGGCACGTCCACGATGTGGGTCTGCTCGTCGACGGCGACCAGCTTGGTGGAGTCCTTGCCCGGCTCGCCTGCCGCCCGGTCGTCGACGTCCTCGTCGACGAAGCCCAGCCAGTGGCGGATCTGGGCGTCGAGGCCGGGCAACTTCTCGTCGAGTTTGGCCTTGACGGCCTCGGCCCGCTCGGCGCGCAGCCGGGCCAGGGACTCGTGGGCGATGACGAGCTGCCGCACGTCCTCGCCGCCTTCGGCGCGCTTGCGCAGGTCGGCCAGGATGTCGTCGGTGGTACGCACGGGGTGCCTCCTCAGGCGATCGCGGGGATGACGAACGGCTGGATCAAGGCCTCGACGTCCGGATCGGTGCGCGAGACGCGGATGGTGCCCCAGTCCGCGGACCCGATGACCCCGTTCGGCGAGTCCTTCCTGCGGTACAGGCGGGCGGCGAGCAGCTGGGCCGCCTGGGCGATCTCTTCGGGGATCGCCGGCCAGCCCCAGCGGGCCGTGATCTGGACGCGGCCGGTGGCCGGAATCCAGCCGGCGGCGGCGCGGATCTCGGTGATCGGCTGCCCGTAGGCGAGCGCGTTGTCGGGGCCGGTCTCCCAGGTGCTGACCGGCGTCCAGGACCCGGTGCTGCCGGTGGCCACCGCCAGGTCGGTCGCGGTGGCGATGTCGTCGACCAGGAGGACCTGCTCGCCGCCGACGTACATCGACTGCCCACAGACGGGGAAGGTGCGGGCCGTCGCGACGCGGTCGGCGTAGAAACGGCGGCCGGTGCGGCGGTCGATGAGCCGCGACGCCGCGGCGATCGCCTTCAGGATCAGGTCGTCGCGGTCGTCGTCCTCGATCTTCCCGATGGCCGTCTGCACGTCGGGCAGTGACGTGTACAGCGCCGGGGCGGGGTCGCCGACGGTGAAGGTGAACGGGGTGACCGAGGTGACCGCACCGGTCGTGGACCACACACCAGCCCAGGCGCCGGTCGCGTCCGGGATCGGGTTGGCCTTGTAGACGCCGGTCGACGGGTTGGTCACCGACACCGCGGGGAAGGCGGTGCCGTTCGGCCGGGTGAGCACGACGGCGACCGTGGCGTTGGTCAGGTCGCCGTCGTCGTTGGTCACCTCGTGCCGCAGCGGGATCGCGTCACCCAGGTCGTACATCGTCACGGCGGTTCTCCTTCAGCGGGTGATGCGGCCGGGGGTCCGCGTGACGAGCGCCGCCTGGCGGGTGGTGGTGACGATCCGGGCGCCCGACCCGGCGGTCTGCGGTGGCTCCACCGGGGACGGCGCACCGAGCTGAACCGCGACGGCGAGGCCGGCCGGGGTGGCGCTGCGGTTGAGGGCGGCGGTCGGCTGGCCGAGAGCGGCGGCCGCGGCCAGACCGGCAGGGACCACCACGGCGCCGGAGACGGACGGCACGCCCAGCGCGGAGGGGACCGCCAGGCCTGCGGGGGCGGCGGATCGGTTCAGGGCTGTGGCCGGCGTGCCGGGTGCTACGGCGACGGCGATTCCGGCGGGCGCGGCGGACGCGCCCGCCCCGGCCGGCTCGAAGACGACGTCGGCGAAGTACGAGGCGCTGTTGCCGGACTGGGTGGTCGGCATCACCAGCGACGGGCCGGTGATGAACCAGCCGTTGGTGTTGGGCGCGGTCAGGTTGCCGGAGTTGACCGGCCACGGGTACGAGGTGGTGGCCGTGTAGTGGCTCGGCGTCCAGATCGCGACCCGGTAGGCGGTGCCCGCTGTGACGGGGATCGGGGTGTCGAACGCGACCTCGTTCCAGGCGCCGGCGACCGGCGAGCTGAAGGCCTTGGTGCCGAGGGTGACCGTGCCGGCGACCTGGAAGACGCCGATGGTGACGCCGACCAGCGCGGTGGTGGGGAACCGCCACCTGCCGTGGGTGATCGTGCCGTCGACGGCCGGGACGAACTGGGTGCCCATCGAGTAGGCGACGCTGTCGGTGGCGTTGACGACGGCGGGTGTGGCGGTGCCGAACAGGGACTCCGCCACGGCTATCCGACCTTGAGGATCCGGTTCGTGCCGTTGTCCCAGGTGATCGGCGTCGACCCGGTGCCCGGCTGGATCGGCAGGCCCGTGCCGGTGTCGTACCAGGCGATGACCCGCTGCGCGCTGGCGGCGACGTCGGCGCCGCCCGCGGCCGCGGACGACTGGAAGAGCAGGATGCCGTGGTCGACGGCGCTCGCCGTGGTGGTGACCGTGGTGTCCGCCGCGTCGAACACACCTGAGGTGACTGTTTTGGAGGCCAGGGCGGCCGAGGTGCCGTTCAGAGTACCGCCGGCGCCGGTCACGTCGGAGACGAACCGGTGCGAGGCGGAGAACGTGTAGCCGCGCACGAACGCGGCCTTGATGGTCGCGGTGTCCAGGTCGATGCTGCCGTCGATGAAGCCCTCGGCGGCGGTGGCATACAGGGCGTTGGTCACGACGGCTCCCTTCAGGTTGGCGCGAGGGCCCGCCTACCGCGAGGCGGACCCCCGCTCGACTACTTCGCGGGAGACGACTTGGCCGAGCCCGTGCCGGGCTTCGCCGCCTCGGACGGCTTCACGTCGCCGGCCAGGACCGCGTCGACCCGCCCGGCGGGGATCTCGGCGCCGTCCTTGGTGATGACCGGGGCGTCCGCCGACGCTCCCGCCGCGGCCGTGTCGCGGGCGAGGTCGATCTCCTTGCGCACCTCGGCGTCGGAGGTGTCGAGGATCGCGGCCTGCGGGTTGGCCGGGTCCCGCTTGGCCGACTCGAGCGCGCGGGCCTTCGCGAGCTCGGCCGGGTCGACCGCGTCGAGCGCGCCCAGGTCGGCGCCCTCCAGCCAGTCGGCCAGCACGTCGTAGCCGCCCAGCGGCTCGTTCTCGTGCTGCGTCCGCCAGGCCTTGACCTTCTCGGTCCTGGCCGCGTCGACGGAGATTCCCCGGGCGACGGCGGCCCGGCGGATCTCGGTGATGTAGTTGGTCCGGGTCGACTCCGGAACCAGGAGGGCGGCTCGGGCCGCCGGGTCGATCTGCGACATTGGGGTCGCCTCTCTCGTCGGTGTGCCGGAGCACGGGGACTGGTTCGGCCGGCCCGCGCGGGGACGCGGGCCGGCCAGGGCTTGCTAGAAGACGGGCGCGATCTGGCCGAAGCCGGCCGCGCTGTTGCCGCCGGTGACGCCGAACGCGGTCGGGTAGCGGCCCGCGGTGAACGCGGCGTAGTTGAACAGCACCAGCTTGATGGTGAGGTTCTGGCCGAGCGTCTGCTCGAACTTCAGCTGGCGCGGGACGCCGCCGTTGTCCTCCCACAGGTAGGCCTTGGTGGAGTCGGCGACGAGCGCCTGGTCCTCCGGCCCGGAGCCGACAGCGGTGGGCATGTTCGCGTCGATGATCACGGGCAGGCCGTGGTAGGTGCCGACGACCTGCGGCGGGTCGGCGTCCGAGTCGGCCGAGTAGCCGCCCGGGTTGGTGTTGATCGCCAGCGCGTTCATCGCACCGTTGGCGTTCGGCACGGCGAGGGGCCGGCCGCTGGAGTCGAGCAGGCTGGTGAGCCAGTACCACCGGCGCGGGTGCATGACCCAGAAGTTCGGCTGGATCTCGGTGCCCGCACCGGCGACCGCGGCAACGGCGCCGGCCGTCTTCGAGTAGAACGTCGCCGCGGTGGCGGCCGCCGTGTAGGCGCTGGCCTGGTAGATGCCGGCGGTGTTGAGGATGCCGAGCATCTGCCCGGAGGCGCCGGAGCCTGCGGCGACCTGCCGGTCGACCTCGGCGTTGTGCGCGCGGGCCAGGTCCATGTAGACGATCGTGTCCATGCCCGGGGTGCCGCGCTCGAGCGACTGCCGGGAGACGTCCTGCTGGCCGCCGATGGTCACGACCGGCACGACCAGGTCCGCCCACACCTGGTCGGTGTTCTGCAGGGCGGAGTTCTGGGTGGCCTGGCTCGCGGCCGCGGCGCCGGTGGTGCCGCGGGGCACGTTCAGCGTCATGCCCTGGGCGGGCAGCGGCAGCCGGTTGACCCGGTTGGCCAGCGGGCGGCCGTTGCGCAGCACCGGGGCGAACATGTCGACGAGGTACTGCGGGACGACGAGGCCGGCGTACGACGCGGTGGTCGTCGCGCGGGACTCCTTGAGCTCGCCCTCGACCTCGACCTCACGCGCGTGGCGGGCGAGGCGCTGCTGCGCGCCCATGTCGCCGCTCTGGGTGGCGTTGAAGGCGTCCGAGAAGAACGACGTCTCGCCGCGGGTGGTCTTCTGGAGCGAGTAGGTGCGCTCCTCGTTGGTGACGCGGGCGCCACCGACGTTGCGGGCCTCGGGCACCTCGGTGGTGCCGGCGGCGGCCCGGGCCGAGCGGGCGTCCGCCTGGCGGGCCTCGGCGGCTTCCTCGTCGCGGATCTGCTCGACGAGCTGCTCCTCGAGGGAGCGCATGCCGACCAGGTCCGACCGGAGCTGGGTGGCCTCGGCGGTCAGCTCGGAGGTGAGCTGGTCGGGGGCCATGGACAGGATTTCGGTGCCCCGGGTGCGCTTGGTGGTGATCTGCGAACGCAGCTCTTCCAGGCGCTTCCGGAGGGCTTCCAGCGGCGTCATGCCGGGGTCCTCTCGTTGGTGCGGAAGGGAAAGAGCCACAGCGGTCCGCATCGGGTGGTGGCCTGGGTGGTGGCGCGCATGGCGCTCCGGCGCAGGCTCCGGCGCAACGTGGGTGTGCGGTGGCGGTTGGCCGTCAGGCCAGGTCGATGGCGACGCGCAGGGCGTCGAGTGCGCCGGCGTCGATTCGGGGCGCGAGGCGGCGCTGTGCGCGGGCTACGAGCTCGCGCAGCTCGTCGTCGCCCATCTGCTCGAGGTCGACGGCGCGCAGCTTCGCGGTGGTGGCCGGGTTGGCCGGGTAGGTGACGACGGAGACGTCGAACAGCTTGAGTTCCTTGATCCAGCGCTGCGTGTAGTCCTCGTCCCACTCCTGGCGGGTCACGCTGAACGCGAAGCTCATCTCGCTGAGGTCGCCGCGCTCCATGGCCACGGCGACGTCGTTCGTCAGGTGCGACCGGCGGTCCAGTTCGGCGACGACGTGCAGGCCCTCGTTGTCCTCGTCGAGGGTCATGGTCTTCGAGCTGGTGCGGGCCAGCGGCAGGCCGTCGTGGTTGAGCAGCAGCCGCACGTCGTCCTTCTCGCGCAGCGTCTTCTTGAAGGCGCCCGGCTCGATGGTCTCCTCGTACTCACCCAGCCAGTCGCGCACCGTGTACGGCTGGCCGGTGATCGACGCGTAGCCGTCCAGGGTGGTCGGCCCGTCGGCGGCGGCGCGTAGCTCGGCGCGGACGGTGAACTGGCGCGTGAACCGGGCCCGCCGGTCGAGGTGGAGGCTCACTGCGGGGCTCCGTTCTGCGACGACGACGTGGTGTCGCTGGTCTTCTTCACGACGTACGGCTTGTCGCCCCAGGGCACCGGCGGCCGGTCTTCGAGGGCGAGCTGGTCGTTGGGGGTGTCGATGCCGATCCGCGACCCGATTTCGTACAGCCGGAACCGGTCGAGCGGGTTCATCCGCAGCAGCGACTCGCGGCCCAGCTTCACGTAGTGCAGCTTCGGCAGGCACCACGTCAGCACCCGATCGATCGGCGTCAGGTAGGCGTCGAGTGAGTACTTGAGCAGCTTCACGTCCGAGTCGACCGCGTTCGTGTACGTGTACGTGCCGCCGGTCTCGTAGCCGAGCGCCTCGGCGAACCCGGGGCCGAAGATGCGGCAGCACTCCGCCGAGCTGTACTCCTGCGCGTCGAGGAACTGACTCTCGTTGGGCTTGACCTGGATCTGCTCGTACTCGATGCCGTCCGGCAGCAGGACCGGCTCCCGCGACGCCGCGGCGATCCGGAACTTCGACTTCACCCTGTCGGACTGCGACTGGCTGAGCGGCGCCGCCGACTTCAGCAGCGCCGTCGGATGGCCACCGGCGTCGAAGAAGTCCGAGCCGAACTTCTCCGCGGCGATGCCGGCGCCGATGGTCGCCGCGTGCTGCTCGATCGGCGACAGCCCCATGACGACGCCAGGCACCGGGAACAGCCGGACGTGCTTGACGCGGCGGCCGGGGATCCGCGGGCCGGACATCGGCTTCCACCACAGGGCGCCGTCGCCGTCGACCTCCGGGTGCACCAGGTCCGGGTTCAGGACCTCGATCGTTTCCGGCCGGCCGGACCCGTTGACGGTCAGCACGTGCACCATCAGGTTGCCGCGCGCGGCCAGCGACCACAGCGCCTGGGCGATGAAGTCGTCGATGCCGCGGCCGGTGCCGTCCGGGTCCTCGAGGATGGCCGGCGTCGGCAGCTCCTCCGTCGCGCCGCCGGTGCCGCGGTAGGCGTGGACCGGCATGGTGCGGCCGGTGTTCGTGATCAGCCGGATCGTGGAGCCGACCGCGACCTTGCGGGCCGCCGACTCCGGGCTGACCGGCATGCCGTACCCGGCGTACCGCTGCGTCAGCGCCGCGACGAGCGGGTCGATCTGGGCGGCGCGCTGCTGGCCGTAGCCGAGCCAGCTCGCCATGCGCGTCCACACGGACACGAGCGCCTCCTAGAAGACCTGATCCCACGGGTTGATGGCCTCGACGGCGAGGTGCTTGCGGGTCTCCAGCGCCCACAGGCCGACGGCGCCGGCGATCAGGGTGGAGCAGTCGCCGACCTTGCGGTCGAACGCCCACGAGTCGCCGAGCGGCCGCGAGCGGGCGAGCTTGTAGGCGTCGTTGAGCGCCTTCTGGTCCTCGTGCCACAGCCAGCCGTCGCGGATGCCGGTGGCGACCATTCCGGCCGCCGCGGCGACGTCGCCGGCGTTCGGGGTGGCCAGCTGCCCGCGCTCGGGCTCGCCGCTGGGCAGCTTCAGGCCGGCGTCGACGAGAGCGGTGAGCAGAGCCCGGACCGGGCCGACGACGTCCAGGCCCCAGGCGACCGGGTTCCACCGCTCCTGCAGCTCGAGCGCCCGGCCGACCATCCAGTCGATGCCGGGCCGGTACTCGATGACCTTCATGTGCCGGTGGTGGTCCACGCCCGGCCAGACAGCCACGATCGCGCCGACGTCGCGGGCCCGGGTCATCTCCATGCCGAAGGCGACCACCTCGCCCGGCCGGGCGCGCTCGTCGACGCGGGTCGCGAATACTGCCGGTGACGGCAGGTTCGGATCGGGCGCGAGCACCGACCCCTCACGCCGGTTCAGGTACGCCCGGTCGAACTCGTCGGTGCGGTTGCGGAACTTGTCCAGCTCGCCGCGGATCGTCGACAGCGTGACCGTGTGCCGCCAGTAGGGGGAGCAACGGCACTCGTCGTCCTCGGACGGACACAGGGCGGGCATGCAGCGCAGCCAGGTGGCCGGGTCGTCGCGATCGCCTTCGAGGTCGGACCACTCGAGGTAGCAGATCTGGGTGGCGGCGCCGGCGGCCACGATCTCCCGGCCGAGCTCCACCTTGGCGGCCAGGTAGAGCGACTGCTCAGTGCCCTCGGTGGAGACGCGCCAGTGCTGCGGGGACCACCGGGTGACCATGGCCGGCGAGTAAGCCTGCTCCAGGCGGTGGTCCTCGGCGGCGAAGAACTCGTCCTCGAAGCCGAGGTCGAGGGTCTTGCCGTGCCCGGCGGTCGGTGTGTTGGAGGTGATGCCGTCGTACGCGCCGGTGTCCCAGATGATCGCCTCGGACCCGTTGGTCAGCCGCGTACGGAAACGGGCCTTCAGCGGCGATGCCTCGAGGATCGGCAGGTGGTCGTCGACGAACTTCTCCCGCGCGGCGATCCGGTTCTGAGCCGCGTAGAGGATCCGCTGGCGCCGGCCCTGGGAGGGCTTGTGCCGGCGGGCCTCTTTCCCCATCTCCAGCGCCCGGTGGCCCTTTACACCGAGCACCAGGGTGGTCTTGCCCGACTGTCGGGGCACCAGGCACGTCACGTCGCGGTAGGCCAGCGCCTGGGTCTCCGGATCGACCTCGAGGGCGACGTCGGCGGCGTAGCGCTGCCACGGCATCGGCGGCTGGCCCAGCAGCGTCTGGATCCGCGCGACCCGGCCGCCATAGGTCTTGCGGGCTGGGTTGCGTAGCGTGCCGACCCGGGGCGGGCAGGTCAGCCCGTACGCCGCGAAGATCTCTTCCGGCGACATGCCGACATGCAGCTCGACCGGCTGGATCTGTGGACCGCTACTCCGGGCCGAGGTCGTCTTCTTCATCGTCGTCCTCGAACGGCTGGAGCTCCCAGATCGCGGCAAGAGTGTCGGCGAGCGTCTTGGCCAGCTGAGCTGGCTGGCGCTTGTCGCCGGCGCCGTCGAGATCCTTGGCGAGGGCGTACGCCGCGGCGGCCAGGGCACGCTGGCGGCCGGTCAGGTCGTCGCCGAGTTCCTCGACCGCGGTGCGGGTCGCGTCCTCGACCGCGCCGCATTCCGGTGGCCGGTAGGCGTCGTGCCCGAACTTGTCCGCGTGCTCGCCGAGCAGCTGGCGGACCGGCGTGGCCAGCGCGTCGGCGAGCCACAGGACCTCGTCGACGGTCGGGCACCGCCGCCCGGCCTCGAGGTTGCGCAGCGCGGCCGCGGTGAACGTCGCCGGCGCCCCGGCCTTCCGGGCCGCGGCCGCGATGTCGTCGCGGGTGCTGCCGGAGAGCTGGCGCGCATAGACGATCTGCGCGCTGATCGCGGCGGTGATCGAGTCGCTCACCGGCTGCTCCCCCCGCTCAGATCCGGCTGATCACAGACCTGCCGGGGAGAAAAAAAGAACGGCTGGGCGCGGGGTCGTCAAATGTCCGTTTTGCTAAAAAACCAGGTCAGGGCCTTGATCACCAGTCAGGAGAGGTGATCCACGCCCGCGGCTCGGCCTCACCAACGCCACGCTCTTGGTTGCAGCACCGACCACACACCGGGCAGCCCGGCGGGCCATGCGATGGGCGCCAGTTCCATGTCTCCAGGCGGCCTGCCCGCTTCGACCTCGGGATCTTGTGGTCTACCTGGTTGGCTCCGCCGTGGTGACAGATCCAGCACTCGGGGTTGTCGTCGAGGAACTCACGACGTACGAGGCGATAGGCCTTGCTGTCCTCGGTGTGCCTGCTCACGCCTACCACCAGATACGGCAACGCCCACCGCAGCGGCTGGGCCGCTCGGTGGGCGTTGGGTGGATGCCGGCTACGCCTGGCGACGGATGAATACCGGATAGGCCTCTGGGCGACCCTGTGCGTCCTGGGCGACTGTCCAGTGCTGGAGGTTCCAGCCGGCCTCGGTGATCGCTCGGATCATGCGGGCCCAGTCGGAGATGTTGCCGGACAGGCCGTGGTGCGTGGCTGGGGCGTTGAGCTTCGGCGTGAAGTACCAATCGCCGGCGGCGTAGGCCTTGGCCGCTTCGTCACCAAGCTGGAGTTGCTTAGTGTTCTGGGCGATGCCGCCGTTGCCCAGGCCGTTGTCCGCCTTGGCCTTGTTCCACTCATCACGGATTCCCATGGTCATCCACAGTAGAGATCAGCCGCGATGATCAGATCGGCCGATCATCCGAGGCGGGATGTCCAGGAGACGACGAAGGCCCGGCACTAGGCCGGGCCTTGATCGAGATTTGGGCAGCGTGATCGACTGCTTTCAGGCCGGAATAGTACGGGCTGCGATCAAGCCTCGGCAACTCTCGTGCGGCGCGTCACCCTTCATCGCTCGACGTGCGGGCCCCAGGGCCACAGGTCGGAGTACCCCTCGCAATCGATGTACGACATCGCCAGCCAGCTTTCGATCTTGCGCGCGTCGTAGGCCATGAGACCGCCCAGCCCGTCTCCGGGATCGAGCCTGATGCACCACTCCAGCAACCGCCGCTTGGCCTCGACCTCGGCCCGCCACCGCGTGGGGCTCACGAAGATCTCCACGCCCGCAAGCCAGCCCTTCGGATGTCCCTGGAAGACCGGGGCGGTCTGGACGCGCTTCTCCTCACGCTCCATAGCTTCGATCTTGCGCTCGTCCTCGTCGAGCCGGGCCTTCAGCCATGCGGTTCGCGGGTTCAACGCTGTTCTCCAGGTCGGATCGGTCATGCTGCAGCTCCTTCGCGGTTGCGGCGCGGGACGGCGGCGATCGCCGCGGCCACCTCGCCGAATCGGTATGTCGGGGTGACCTTGGGCGCCGGGTCGCGCGCTTCCTGCTCGGCGAGCTTCAGCTCGGCGTCGTCGGGCTCTTCGACGATCTCGCCGTGGGCGACGATCAGCCCGGACTTGACCCGGGCGGCGATGAGCTTGCGCAGGTTGTCCTGGGTGCGGTCGCTGTCCATGTAGGCCATCAGGTGCGCGGCCTCCGTCGCGGTGACGAGCTTGTCGCCCAGGTGCTCGCGCAGGATGTCCCGGGACCGCTCGACGTGCCAGACGAGCTTGCACGTCGGGAGCGGGCACTGGATGACCGTCCAGCCCTCCCGGGCGTAGAGCACCTTCCCGCAGTCGCACACGCCGACCAGCTCCTTGTCCGCTGGGCGATCGACGAGGCGCTCGAGGTCGTCGCAGGCGGCGTGCAGCTCGCCAAAGGCCCTCTTGGCCTCGGGATGGCTGCGGAGCGCGTCGACGCGCTGGGAAAGCCAGGCGGCCTGCAGGGCCAGCGGCGGCCCGGCCACCCGGCGGCGGATGCTGGCGCAGGTGCTGTGTGGGCAGGTGACGCCGACGGGGCACGGCGGGCCGGCCATGGCTCGCCACCGCGGCGCGCGGCCGGTTGCTCGAGCGACGACGGCCACCCAGTGGCCGAGGGCTCGGGCGATCGGAGCGAGCCGGTCGGCGGCGGTGAGGTCGCCGGGCAGCTGGTCGCCGTCGCCTCCGCCGCCGGTGCCGTAGCGGGCCTGCCGGGCGATCACGGGTCCGGCGTCCTCGACGTGGCCGGCGGCAATGGTGAGGGCTGCGGCGAGGTCGCGGGATTCACGCCGGCAGACGAAGGCGTCGGCCGGGGCGCCGCAGCGGACGCATGTGGTGGTCATTCGACGTCCTCTCGTGGAGTGGCGGGCACTGCCCCGTCTGGCCAGGTGGGTGGTGGCCATTCCGGGGGTGCGATGTAGGGCGGTGGCTCAGGTAGGCGGGAGCGGCGGTGGTAGACGTCGGGGTATTCCGAGGTGCGCGGTTCCTGCCCGGAGGTGGGGCTGGCTGGCCGGATCTGATCGGGGGGCCCGCCCCGACCCAGCCCAGACCCTTCGGCGGCGGCGTCGGACCGCTGATCTGGTGCTGGTGTGACCGGCGATGGATGCACCTGTGGTGTCGGATCGTCGGTGTGATCGTGTTTTCGATCAGTGGTCGGATCGGTGATCAGATCAACGCCCGGTTGTTGATGGTGATCGGTGATCTCGGCGGCGATTCGGTGATCGGCGGGTGATGCGTCGTTGATGGGCTGGTGGTCGGCGCCCACCGCCGGGGGGACGTCGACGAGCAGCTGCGGGCGGCGTTCCAGGGCGGCGGCCTGCTCCGGTGTGGGCGCGGGCAGTAGCACCATGTCGGCCTCGTACGGGGTCCGCTTGCCCTTGTATTCGTTGCAGCGGGCGCAGGCCACGACGAGGTTCGCGCCGTCGTCGCCGGCGGCTTTGTCGGGGTCGACGTGGTCGAAGGTCAGCACCTTGCGCCGGTCGCGGGCCTTGCCGGCCTTGGCGCTGAGCGGGCCGGAGGTGCAGTAGCGGCAGCAGGCGCCGTCGCGGCGCTTCACCATGCCCTTGAGGCGCGCGTCGGCCAGGTCCCGCTTCTGCTGGCGGTGCCGGTCGTTCTCGCGCCGGCTCGGGTTGCGCTTGAGGAAGTTGTGGATCCGGAAGTCGTAGCCCTTGATCCAGCTGTCGCCGAGGCACTCGCAGTCGTCGCCTTCGCGGTGCAGCAGCGGCTTCTCCTCGAGGACGGGCGTGCACAGCAGCTCCACCGTTTTGGCCTTGCCGCGGCAGAGCTGCCGGACGGTCCCGGCGGTCAGGTAGCCGTCCTTGCGGATGTGCGAGGCCTCGCTTTTGCAGCGGGCGTAGGCGGCCTGCAGCCGGTCGACGACGTCGGCGACGCCGTCGGCGAGGACTTCCCACACCGGCCAGGAGTGGAAGTCGTCTGATTCGAGCCAGTAAGGCACTGTCCCCCGCAAGATCAGGTCTATTGATCAACTTGAATTGCGCGTTAGATGCGCGAAGACCCGGCCCACCCCACACAGGGGCGGCCGGGCCGAGAATCGATTCGAAGGAAACGAGGTTCTAAGGCGGGTTCCTGTCACGGTGGACGCGGCAGTAGACGCCGGTCTTCTCATCGCATTGCAGGCAGAAAGTGAGCACCAGCCACACGCCGGACGGTGGGCACCAGGCGGAGGCAGGGTGCTTGTGGGGACAGCACGGCAGAGTCGGCCAGCCGACAGACTGGTCGATCTTGCCGAACTGTCGCGGCATCAGGCGTTCGCTGCCCGCTCGAACGCGCTCACAGTTCGCCGTCCGCGTTCATCGACTGCCGCATCTCGCGGTCCTGCTCGCGGTCGGCGAACTGCTGGGCGGCGTACCGGGCCTTGTGGGCCGGGCAGCCCTCGACGGCGCGGGGTATGGGGTTCGGCGGCCGGAACAGGTCGTCGGGATTACAGATGCAGCGGAACGCCTCGGCGGTGGCGCGAAGCTGGACGCCGTTATCGAAGCGGCCGAGCAGATAGCGGTTCTCGTTGGTGCCGTAGCCGAAGGCGGCGAGCACGCGGCCGTACGGCATCTCGACGCCGTCGGCCGAGCGACGCAGCAGCAGCCAGCCGGGACCATTGGGCTCACGGTCTTGGTAGCTCGGCGCGGGCCGCCACTGACCGCCACGTGCATCGTGGAGGAGAACGTTGGGCTGAATGACGGTCACGACGGCTCGCCTCCGACCAGCTGCTCGACCATCCCGGCCGCCCGCTCGTACGCCTCGGCCGCCCGGTTCGGCGCCCACTGCAACGGGCTACTGGTGTGCAGCCACGGCGCGGCCTCGGCACGCTGGTCGACTGCGAGGGTGCGGAGTTCGGCGGCGACGGCGCGTGCGGCGGCAACCACGTCGGCGGCTTGCTTCAGGGCGAGCGCCTTGGCCCGCCCGCCGATCTCGATGTCGGCGCGGAGCTTGGCCACCTCGGCGGCGTGGTCGCGGTCGACGATGGCGAGCACGGCGGCCGCGCAGGCCTTCGCCGCGACGACCTCGTCGTCGAGGATCGTGGCGCGGCCGGCTTCGATGGCGGCCACGATCATGTCTTCGGTCGGCTCGGTCACAGCAGTCCTCCCGCTACGGTCACGGTCTCGACAGAGACGCGCGCCGGGAAGAACTCCTCCACCACGACCTCGCCGGAATCGCAGCCGCGCGGGCAGCTACCGGAGCCGTCGCACAGGTCACAGCCGAGGTCGTCGACGCCGCCGCAGTCCGGGCACCGGCCGTCGCCGTTGCACTCGTCGCAGGCCACGACGCACGGCCCGTCGTGGCCTTCCTGCTCGCCAGTGAGGCAGCAGCGCTCGCCGAGGACGTCGTCGATCAGGGCCGCCTCGCCCTCAGGGCCGCCAAGCCAGATCTCCGGCGTCTCGGCCCAGAAGCGCCGATCGATCTCGGCCTCGACCCGCCGGGCGGCACGGATCAGGCCAGGCGGGACCTTGATGGGTGGGATGGCCCGGTCGTGGCGGGCGGTGCGGTTGTCGTACCGCACCCAGCGAAGTTGGCGGCGACGAAGCTTGCGAAGGCTGGCCATCAGGTGTCACCCGACCCGTGGCCGACCTTCGCGGGCACGACCTCCCACTGCTGCCCGGTTTCGCCGGCCAGAACGAACGCCCGGGCCTGGGCGAGCTGCTCGGTGGCCCAGATGCTCTCGCTGACCTCGTACTTCGGCAGCCCGGTCTCCTTGAGCACCACGACCCAGACCGTAGGGTAGATCGAGATGTGCAGCTCAAGCTTTGCCACGGCGGCCTCGCCTCTGGTCAATGCCGTAGCAGACGAGGGCGTACGGCATCAGCAGCAGCGCGAGCATGATCGTTCTGGGGTCGCTGCAGGCCCGGCCGAGCGGGTGCCGGCCGGCGTCAGTGTTCGTCGGCGGTGGAATGTCGCTCACGATTTCCGCCCTTCGCCGGCGGCCTTTGGACGCGGCGGTGTCTTCCGGGCGGCGTCGATGCCGTACCGCACCACGGCGTACGGCATCAACAGCAGGGCGAGGAGGAGGATCCTGGGGTCGCCGCAGCGCTGGCCGTAACCCATTACGCACCTCCGTCGATAAAGCGCAGCTCTGCCACGCGGTAGGTGTCGTTCGGCCGGCCACCACGAACCGCGACGTCTTGCCGGTCGGCCGCCCGTGCCCGGATGGCTTCCAGGTCGCTGGTCGCGTGGACGTCGTAGACCAGCGGACCGCGCGATCCGCTGCCGAGGCAGCGCTCGACGAGCACGTACATCGGCGCGGGCGCCAGGTCACGCGGCTGGGCGGCGTACTTCATCCCGTCGTGGGTGACGACGTCGTACTCCCACACGCGGCCGCCCAACTCCTTGCGTTCCCGGACCACGTTGACGACCTGGCCGATCTTCTCGGCGGAGATGACGCGCACGTGGTCCCCGCGGGCGAAGTCGACGAGGCCATCACCCGCGTCGTCGCGTTCGGCGATCGCTTGGCGCAGGTAGCAGGCCAGGTCGAGGGCTTCCTCGTAGGCGTCGCGCAGCGCGTCACGGCCGTTGTTCGGCTGCAGCGCGGTGCCGTACCGCTGCCGGCCGAGCTGCTCGCGCACCTCGAGGTCGGCCCGGACCATCCCCTGCACCGAGGGTGCGCTGTTCGGTATCGGCATCGGCTGCTCGCTCGGAAGATCAGCGGCCATCGGAGCCCCGCTTCCCGAGCAGCTGGTTGCGAAGGGCCGCGTTGCCGCCGACCGCGGCCGCCACGTCCGGGAGCAGGTGCTCCGGGATCTCCACTGGCTGCCATTCGGGCCATTCCTCCTGCGGGGCCACCTTCACCAGCCCGTGGCCGATCAGGTAACCCAGGGCGGCCTCGACGGTGAGCCGGGAGTAGACCACCTGGGGAGCCCGCTCCAGCTCCTTGTAGTGGTCGATCAGGAAGCCGTCGACGGCGAAGCCGGCCGCCCGAGCGGCTCTGTCCCGGTCCTCGATCTGCTGCCGTGCGGAGGCGGGGTTTTCGGTAGTCACTGGGCTACTCCCCCGGCTCGGAGCGGACGACGTCCGGGGCCGGCTGCTCCGGTCGCGGGCCGAGGGCACCGCCGACGCGGTCGTAGAGGTCCCGGGCGAACCGGGCGTCGCCGAGCGCGGTGTGCTGGTCGCCGGGCGACGGCTGCTCGACGCCGAGCTGCGCGCACATCCACTCCGAGTTCCACGGCGGCCGCATGTCCACGTCCGGGTTGTGGGCGGCGACCCAGCCGGCCGCCATCGTGCGGGCGTCGATCAGCCGGTGATGCCACGACGGGCAGAACCCGTGCTCGCGCATCCGGGCGGCGAGGACCTCGGCGTCGAAGCTGGGCACCAGCCCGACCAGGTGCGCGCCCCGGGTCAGCCTCTCGACCTTGTGCATCACCCAGTACTCCAAGAGACCGTCCGGCTCGAACGGGTCGCCGTCGGGATTCTCAGCGAACGCCGGGTGCCGCTCGTAGAAGCGGCCGATCTCCAGGGCCTTCGGGTCGGCGTTGCCCAGGTCGAGGTCGTCGACGCGGATGAACCAGCGCTCCTCGACGTCGTGGAGCGTGCTGGCGGCGTCGGGGCGGATGATCATGCCGATCTCCCAGGCGCGCCGGTCCGGGCGCAGGCTGGTGGTTTCGGTGTCGATGAAGACGATGCGGG